TCAAGCACTTAGCGCCGCATCAGGCGGCGGCCTTCGAGGCTGGTGCAGGCGGTTGGTGCAAAGCAGCCAGCGCTCCCAAGCCTTCGAGGGCTTGGCGCTGGCGGTGCACCAGCGCGTGGCTGTAGCGCTCGGTCGTCTTGATGGTGGTGTGCCCGAGGATGTCGCGCACCACGTCCAGCGGCGTGTCCAGCGACAGCAGGATGGTCGCGCACGAGTGCCGCAGATCGTGGAAATGCACCTGCGGCATGCCGGCGGCCTCGCGAGCGCGCCGGAACCCAGACTTCAGCCCCTCGGCGTTCAGCGCCAGCGGCACGTGCTCGAGCCACGGGCGCAGCGCGGGCACGATGGGCACGGTGCGGGTGCGCAGAGTCTTCGTGTTGCCGGCCAGGATAGTGATGCTGTCCGGGCCGATGTCCGCCGGCCGCAGGGCCAGCAGCTCGCCGCGGCGGCAGCCAGTCAGCAGCGCGATCCAGATCGCCGCCCGGGTGGCCTGGCTGGCGTGCGCCGCGATGTGCGCCACCTGCTCGACGGAGAGGTACACGTCGCGAGCGTTGTGCTCGGGCAGCCGGCGCACGTGCGACGACCAGTCGTCGGCGCACTGGCCTCGCTCCCAGGCGACGCGCAGCGCCCGCTTCAGGGCGCCCAGGCTGCGGTTGATCGTGCCGTCGGCGTAGTGCCCACGCATGTCGGCCACGACATGGGCCACGCACTGACGCGACTGGCTGGCGCGGTACAGCTCGACCCAGCGGCCGATGCGCTGGGCGTGGTGGATGGCGGTGTCCGGGCTGCGCAGGTGACGCGCGTCGGCGGCGACCGGCGTCGCGCTCGGCTGCGACGCGGAGTTCGGACTCGACGAGCTTGGCGTCACGCGCAGCGCTGCCCGCCGGCAGGCGGCGGTGTAGGCGGACACCGCGGACGCAGACAAAGACCTCGTAGCGGCCGCGGCTGTTGAGGCGGTAGGGCATAGTGCCTCCGGGTTGGATTGCAGCCAGGCGGTGCAGGCCTGCAGATCGTAGCGGACAGCCCGCGCGCCCACCGGCACGCACGGCATGCCGGCCGCGCGCAGCCTCTGCACCTGGCGGGTGCTGATGCAAAGATGCGCCGCAAGGGCCTCGGGCGTCAGCACGTCAGTCGTCCTTGCACACGTGCCGCCGGATGCCCACGATGCCATTCTGCAGCGCGCTGCCGGAGGCGGCGTCGCCAGCGCCGAGCAGGAACTGCGACTCCCGGCGCTCGGTCGCGCGCACGAAGTCCACCTCGACCTTCGCGGTGTTGACGATGACCTGGCTCAGGTCGCTGATGGTCTTGGCCTGCTCGATGCTCAGGCTGCCGTCTCGCACGCCCTGGATGGCGGCGAACAGGTGCTCGCGCAGGTCTACGATGCTCTTGGTGCTCATGCTGTCTTCTCTTCCTCACGGCTTCGCCGCGTCTTGTCGTTGATGGCGCGGTGCAGCACGGCCTTCAGCCGGGCGATCTCCGCGAACTCGGGCGGCAGGTTGTGCACCGTGTTGCGACGCATCAGCTCTTCGCGCGTGATCAGCTCCACGGCGTCCAACGTGATCTCGGCGGCGTCGAGCGTCCGCCGGCCCTCCCTGAAGGTCACCACGTGGCCGGCCGGCACGGGGCCGTGCTCGGCTTCCCAGACCAGGCGGTGCACGGGCTTCCAGCGCACGCTGTTCGGCCCAGGGTCGTCGCAGACCTTCAGCTCGAGGTGTCGACCGCCGGTCTTGCTGACGACGATGCGGTAGCTGCCCACCGGTTGCCATGTGTGCGGCTTGTGGCCGGGCTTGAACTGCGTCTCGGCGCAACGACCTCTGGCGGTGTAGCTCGACCCCTTGTTCCACGGCACCAGGCCTGGCCGGAACATCGTCACGCGGCCTCCGTGATCCGGCCTTCTGGAGCGCTCGCGCGCGATCTCGGCGATCAGCTCGCGAGACTTGTGCAGGCCCATCGAGTTGGCCTTGGCGAGCACGCCTTTGACATCTCGCTCCAGGGCCTTGGCGAGCAGCTCGGTAGGCGTGTCGGCGTAGCGCCGGCGCAGCAGCTCTTCCTCGGCCGGCGTCCAGTAGCGGCGGCGGTACTTCCGGGCCATCAGGCGGCCTCCAGAGACAGCTGGTCGGGGCCCCACTGGTACGCAACGATTTCGGACCAGCGTTCTCGCTGCTGCACCTGGACGCGCCCCGGCTCGCGCAGCTCGGCCGTGCGCTGCATCGCCTCTTCGATCGTTCTCGGCGCAGACGTGGCCGCGCGCAGCGTCCACCAGTTCTCGGCCTTGCTTCGCGCGAATCCGGCCGGGTGCTCAAGGCACACCCACTCCGAGGCCGCCAGGCGGAAGCCGCTGAAGTAGTCGACTCGCAGCGTCGGCGGCTTCCCTTCCTTGCCGTCCCAGAGGCGGTAGTGCACGCGCGTGACGCTGATCCAGCGCGGGCCCGTCGACAGGACATCGGCAGCGCTGACGGTGCTGGTGTGCTTGATGCGATCCGGCTCCGGGAACACGGCCCCGCAGCTCTCGCATGCCGGCGCTGTCGCCGCGTTGCGGCATCCGCACTCGTCGCAGATCCTGAACGGTGCGCCACCAGCGTGATCGCGCTGCGTCGGCTTGGCGCGGCCGCGGATGGCGTCCACGGGGCCCAGGCGCTCCGTCGTGTCGGTGAAATCCAGCCAGAGGCAATCGGCCTTGCCGTGCGCCGTGCGCAGGCCTCTGCCTGCCATCTGGACGTACAGCACCGGGCTGCGCGTGGCGCGCAGCAGGGCGATGCAGTCCAGCTCCGGCACATCGAAGCCGGTGGTCAGGACGGCCACGTTGACCAGCGCGCGCAGCTGGCCGGAACGGAACGCCGCGATGGTGGCCGCGCGCTCCGCGGCCGGCGTCTTGGCGCTCACCACGGCGCAGGCGATGCCATGCTGCTCGCGCAGATCGTCGGCCACGTGCTGCGCGTGGGCGACAGTGACGGCAAAGACCAGCCAGCGCTGGCGTTGCGCCGCCAGGTTCACCAGCTCGGCGCAGGTCTGTCGCACGAGCTCGGACTTGTCGGTCGCCGACGCCAGGCTGCTGATCACGAACTCACCGGCGACGACCTTGACGTCGTGCGTGTCGATCCGCGTGGCGGTGGCCGCCGTCACCAGCGGTGCAAGGTAGCCCTGCGCCAGCAGCTCGGCCATCGTGATCCGCGAAGCGATGTGCGTGAACAGGCCGTGTTCGGTCAGCCAGATCCCGTCGCCTCGGAAGGCCGTGCCGGTCCAGCCGATCACGCGCATGTGCGGGCAGTAGCGCCGCAGCTCGTCGATGAGCTTGCGGTACATCGTCTGCTCGCTGGGGCTGATCAGGTGCGCTTCGTCGATCAGCAGCAGGTCGACGCGCCCGAGCTCGTGGGCGCGCTTGAACACGCTGCCGATGGTGGCATAGGTGATGGCCCGCCCGAGCTGGCGGCTGCCGACGCTGGCGCTGTAGACGCCCACCGGGGCCTGGGGCCAGACGCTGACGAGCTTGGCCAGGTTCTGTTCGAGCAGTTCCTTGACGTGCACCAGCATCAGGATGCGCGTGTCCGAGAACTGCTCGACGGCCCGGCGGCACAGCTCGGCGATGAGGACCGACTTGCCGGCGCCGACGCAGGCCTCGATCAGCGGGTCACCGTCGCCGTTGCGCTCGAACCAGCGCCACAGGTCGTCGAGCACGCGGGACTGGTAGGGGCGGAGGGTCAGCATGTCCGTGCGCTCTGTACCCAGCCGGCTGCGCCTTCGCAGCGCTCGACCGTCGCGCCCTCGGAGGTCACCAGTCGCCAGGAGATCGGCTTGCGCACGATGCTGGCGTCAATGCGCGCCAGCGTGGCCGCGGCCTCCTTCGCTTCGCGCAGCTGCTCGGCTGCCACCTTCGGATCGACGTGCTGGCCGACGCTGTTGAGCACCGTGCGCCAGGCGCCGTTGGTGTTGATCTGCAGGCGCATCTCAGTTCAGCACCGAGTACCCGCGCCCGGCCAGGCAGCGCTTGATGATGTCCTGCTGCGTCTCCACGGCGTTGCCGGCGCCACCAGCTGCGCCGATCAACGCGCCGCGGTTGACCAGGCCGTGGCGGTACTCGCGCGGCGCGAGCACGGCGCCGATCAGGGCGCCCGCGATGGCGCCGGCCATCGCCATCTGCGCGGCGTTGTCGCGCTGCCGGGCCAGCGCCTGGCATTCGGCCAGGTCCTGGCTGTACTTGACCTGGTCCTTGCCTTGCAGGTCCACCACCGGCACGTAGCTGGTGCCCATCGGCGCGCTCGCGCAGCCGGCCAGCAGTGCCAGCGCGGCAGAGGCGACAACCATCGTCGTCTTCATCATGGTCTCCTGCGGCCGTCGTCGGGCCGCTGAACGCCGGAACGCCCCGGCAGGCGGAACATCTCGAACAGCCGACACCACCAGGGCCGCGGCTGTGGCTCCAGAAGCGGCGGCATCGCCCAGCGCGCTCGGTGCACCCTGGACATGGGCACGTAGACCGACTCCGGCCCGGCCAGGCGCGAGCCGTGGCGCAGGGCCTCGGCGCGCTGGCGCTCGATGGCCGCGCGCACCTGCGTCTCCGTGGGCAGCCATGACGGACGCTTGCAGGAGGCGGCGACATGGCCGCGCTGACCGCAGCGCGTGCAGATCTTCTCGCCCTGCGTCATGGCTTGCGCCTCCCGGCCCACACCGCCAGGCCGACCAGCGCCAGCCCGAGCGCGAGCAGGGCGAGCGTGCCAGGCTCTGGGATGGCGGCCACCGGCTCATCGGCCACCCCAGGTGATGAGGGGAGTACTGCGCCGATGGTCGACAGACTGGTGATCATCGCGCCCGGCACGTCCAGGCTTCGCATCCGCTGACCGGCAGCCGGCGCCTCGAACACCAGCTCGGCCGGTGGCGCGACGACGATCTGCGGTACGTCCAGCAGCGCAGGCGGTCCGACCTCGAGCTGCTGCGCCGAGTCGGCCAAGCCGCCCGGGATGTCCAGCAGCGCGCGGCTCGGCGGCAGCCGCGTGATCCTCGACACGTTGCGGCACACCGTCGGCACGATGACGCAGTGCTCGTCCACGCAGTAGACGAGTCCGCGCTCGACCCGGCCGGCGGGCCACATCGAGTGATCGACCGCGCCGCGGCACACCCTCCCGGCTCCGAAGTGCATGTCGCGAAGCGCGGTGTAGCCGTCGACACCGTCGCGCGTGATCGTCGCCAGCGCGTCGAACTGCCTCGACGCCATCCTGCGCTGGAGCTCGGCTCGCACGCCTGGAGTGATGTCGGTGTACCGATCCACCGCCGCCACGACATCGCCCATGAAGGGGTCGTGGCCGGGGTCGGGCCAGGCGCAGGTGGACGCCGCGGCGGCAACGAGCAGGCCGGTCAGCATTCCTCGGCCTCCGGCACGTTCAGCTCGAGCTCGATGGCATCCAGCGCGGCCTGGCTCAGCACCTCGATCGCGTAGGCCCACACGCGGCCGATCTTGACGACGTGTGGGTAACGCCGATGCGTGATGCGCCCATGGTCGTCTTCGTCGGACTCCGTTTCGTGCCCGACCGTCCAGTCGATGCCCAGCGCGGTCACGGTCGATACCTCGGCCGGCGTGCCGTCGTGGATATACGGCGACTTGCTCACGGCTTCGCTCCTTCTGCCTGCTGCCCCAGGATGGCCGGGCCTGCGCTGATGACCAGCGGCGGCGCACCGACGCCGCCGTCGTGCGGGGCTCTCGCAATGCGCACGATCGACTTCCCGGCCAGCGCGTGGGCCGCAGCTCGGGCCGTCGACAGCGGGACACTGAACTTCGCCGACACATCCGACACCAACAGCTCCTCGTCCGGGTTGGCCAAGAAGAACGCGACCAGCTTCGCCTTCAGCTTCAGGCTCATGCCACCATCCTTGCGTTCGGCCACTCGGTCTTCAGCTGCTGGACGGCCGGGTCGCCCAGCATCGAGGCGTGATGCGACGCGGCGATCTCGCGGCTGCTGAAGGCCGGCGCGCAGCCGTTGACGAACGTGCTGCCGTCCGCCAGGCGGTAGACGACAGCCGAGTTCCCATCGCGCTCCGGCCGGTACTCCACGGCTTCGCCGATGCGCTCGAGCAGGATCGGGATGAACCGGTGCGCGTCGCAGCCCTTGCGCTGGATCCGGTCGTCGATCTGCACCTTCTGGTGCTCGCAGACCCACAAGGCGCCCTCCGCATCCGTGCGCGGCGTGCTGTGGGCGCAGGTGCGGCAGTTGACCTCCGGCACCCGCTGGCCATGGCACAGCTCGTGACAGTGGCAGAACTTGCACGCGAACCAGGCAGGGTCAGCGCTCAGGCGCGGCGGCGGCTCGGCTGCCTTGATGACCCGCTCGGCGCGGGCCAGCAGCTTGCTGAACTCCACGGTGTCGAAGCTCACGCGCTCTTGGTACAGCTCGCTGGTGTCCTTGTTCTCGGCGACGTACAGCGCGCGGTCCATGCCGGTGAGGCCCATGTAGATCTGCATCTGCGCCCAGTGCATGGGCTTGGCTTCCTGCACGCCCTTGGCCTGCAGCTGCGCGAAGCTCTTGGCGTTCGCCGTCTTGAACTCCAGCACGTGCCAAGACTTCGGCGCCTCCGGCAGCTCGAGCGCCGCGCCGTCCAGGCTGCCGCCGAAGTGGCCCTGCACGGCCTGCACGCGGTACTGCTGCCCGAACTCGTCCGAGCAGTGCACCTCGACGCCGATGTCGCGCAGCTCGTCGGTGATGCGCTCCTCGAAGCGCTTGCCGTACTCGAACAGGCGCAGCATCCGCCCGTCGAACGCTTCGCGGTGCGCCCAGCGGAACATCAGCCACAGGTAGCGTTCGCAGGCGTGCCCGATGACGCTGGCGCCCAGGTGCGCGCGGTGGCCGCCGCTGACGGCCTCGCGCTGCTCGTACAGGCGGTAGATCGCCTGCACGACCTGGTGCTGCGGGCTGCCGATGGCGGCCATCAGGCGCCGCCTTCCTCGGCAGACGCCGTGCCGCTCGCCTCGACCTTGACGCCTCTGCCGATCAGCACGACCAGGTCGTCCTGTGTCGCCACGTCGCAGGCCAGCGTGTCGGCTGCCACATGGCGCACGGCCTGCGCCGCGTTGGGCGCGCGCACCAGCCGCTGTGTCGGCATGCCGGTGTCGGCATCCACGTCTACGAGCAGGTTGCGCACGATGTAGATGCGCTGGGCGGCAGCCATCACGAGCTCCTGCGAGCCCAGGGGGCCTGCGCCGCCGGCGCGGCCTGCTGCGGCGCCTGGAAGGCCTGCTGCGGGGCTGCTTGCGCCGGGAACATCTGCGCCGGCACCTGGGCGGGAGCCATCGGCTGCGCCAGCGTGGGCGGCGGCGCCTCGTAGCCCGTCACCTCGTTGCGATCCGGGTACTGGCCCGAGTCGTCCTTGCGCACCTTCACGCGGATCATCACGGGCCGCATGTGCAGCTGCGCGGTGTCACGCGGGTTGAGCATGCCCACCGCGTGATACAGCGCGCTGAGCTGAGCCTGACCGATGCGCTCGGCGTCTGCGCTGGAGTGGCGGTAGTTGATGTTCGCCCAGACCTTGCGGTTGGCGAACGGGCCCTGCAGGATCTGGAACGTGAGCTTGACGGCCCGGCCGGCGCCGCTCTTCAGCGGCACCTCGTCGCTCTCGACGATGTGGGCCAGGTACACGCCGGCGGGCACCGGCGACAGGCTATCTTGAGGGGCGACTTGCGTCGCGTCGAACGTGATGGCGGCCATGGATGGCGCTCCTTGGGTCAGGCCGCTTGCGCGGCGGGTTGCGTGGCGGCGGGTGCCGCGGTGGAAAACACCTTGCGTGCGATGGCGCCCAGGTGCGGGGGCTCGAACATGGCCAGGGCGCCGCTGCGGTCCTTGGCCTCATGCGTGAAGTCGCGGCCGGTCTGCAGCCAGCGCGACGGGTTGCCGTCCGCGTCCTTCTCGACGCGCATGGCGAAGACCTCGTCGAAGAAGTAGGCAATGCCCTGGCCCAGCATCTGGCCAGGCAGGCTCGGGAAGTACAGCGTCGAGCCCGTGGCCTGGTCCTGCTGTCGCGCCTGCTTGCAGCTGAAGTACACGTTGCGCCCAGGCAGGTCGCGGAACGCGCGGATGAGCTGGCCCATCACGTCGGCCAGCGCGCCGTAGGCCATGCGCGGATCCTTCGCCGCCTTCTTCTCGGCGGCCAGGCAGACCTCGGCGATCTCGCTGATCGAGTCCAGGCACACCCAGCGGAACTGCTGGGCTTCGGCAGCCTGCGTGATGTACCGGTAGGCTTCCTGGACGTCGTCGATCGACGCGACCTCGATGACCGGGATGTCGTGCTGGCGCAGGCTGAGCAGCCCGGCCTCGGCGCTGATGATCACGGTCGGCTCGTCCGTGGTGGCGCACAGCGTCGTCTTCCCGGATCCTGCAGGACCGTGCACCAGCACCTTCAGGCCGTTGTTCAGCGCAGCGTGCGCGGTGGATGTCAGACGGATCGCCATGACTACACCTTCACCGCGATCGACGTTTTCGCCGGCTTGACGGTGACGAACCGCGCCAGCGTCTCCCAGGCCTGCGGCTCGTTGGCGCGCAGCCACTTCGCGCCGGTGGCGTCCAGCGTGACGCTGGTCTTCACCGGGATCATGCTGGCGGGCCAGCCGGCGGCGGCGCAGACCTCGGCCATAGCCTTGGGGTCTTCGCAGCTGTAGGTCAGCTTGCCCGTGACGGTGAGCTTGTAGCCGCCCACCTCGGTGGTCTGGCTGCCCTCTTCCTTGGCGGGGCACAGCGCCAGGATGCGCTCCTCGGCATAGATGCGGAGCTTGGTGGCCGCGTCTTCCTCGCGCTTGGCGCTGATGTAGTCCTCGATCGCATGGGCCAGCGGATCGGATGCGGTGATGGGTACGGGAACGGCACTCATGGTGTGGTAACTCGTGGAGTGAGGTTGAAGGTCAGGCCAGCCACAGCACCAGCGCCGCGGCGGCGGCGACGGTGAGGGACGCCGATAGAGCGAGGATCGCCATGCCAGTGCGCGCCTTGCTGCCGTCGCTCGGCATCTCGCCGGGCTCCGTGTAGGGAAAGTCCGCGATCAGGCTGTCGCGCACGGTCTCGCGCCAGGTCATCGCGCGCCCCACAGCTGGTCGGCGACCTGCGGCGACAGGTGCAGGGCGATGAGCAGCAGGAACAGCAGCGCCAGGGCGACGAGCACGGTCTTGAAGATGCCGTCGGTGGCGTCGATCAGCGAGCGGCGCGGCACGCGCGGCGCCGGGCTCGACATGGCCGAGCCGCTGTCGGCGAACGCCAGCCGCGGGTCCGCCGCCTCGTTGCCGAAGGCCATCGTCGTCGGCTGCGAGCTGACCAGCTCGCGAGCCATCTGGCGGCGCGCCTGCAGGCGGTCGATGTCCAGCTCGTACTGCTCGACCTGCAGGGCCCACTCCAGCATGGACTGGGTGTTCTTGATCCCCGAGCGGCGGGCCTTGCGGATCTCCTGCAGGGCGATGTCGCGGCGGATCTGCAGCCACGCGATGCGCACGGCGGTGATGGCGCGGGCGATCACGGCTGCTCCTTGACTCGCTGCTCGCGATCCGCCCAGGCCTGCAGGCAGGCATTGACGGCGCGGCGGTGGTTTTCGGCGATGCGCTCCAGGACCGCGGCGCGGGCCTGGCAGTGCCGGTAGGCCTGCAGGTAGTCCATGCCCGTCTGGAGATGCACTCGCTCGATCTCGGCGCCGGTAGGGATGTGGTGGTGGGTCATGGTGGCCTCTCGCTGTTCAGTCGTCGCCGTAGCCGTAGCCGGAGCCGGAGCCGTAGCCGGATCCGGAGCCGTAGCCGGAGCCGTAGCC